GATGAGCTCGAGGCCACAGTTAATCAGGTGCGTGTGGCCGTCGCCAGAGGAGAGGTCGAGATATCACCAAACTGTAAGCTACTTATACGAACGCTGCGTTCCGGTACTTTCAACAACACTCGAACCGACCTCGATCGCACGCAGACGCTAGGCCATATGGACGCTTTCATGGCTATGGCTTACGGTATCAGACACGCCGTCAAAAACAACCCTTTTCCGCTTTACAACGGAGCAAATCCAAGTACACACTATATTGATACAAGCAACCCAGACATGACAAAATCGGCTAAAACATTTTTATCAATCTTTAAGGTATAAATATGAGAGATTTTAACTCGTTTAACGACAAAGTTTATTTTGCAGCGGCTCCCATTGATGAGATAGGCGATAGGCTATCGGGCAAAGTATCAGACTACTATCAATATCTGACAAGCTCAGCGCTAGTGGATCTGTGGCGGCGCTCTTATTATAGTTATTACGGTCTAATGGAAGACACGGCTCTTACTGGCTTTGGCATTTTTGCTATCGGAAGGATCAGAGCTTCGGGTCAAGAGGGTGAAGTAGCAAGCATCAAGGTCAACCACTATCGTAACCTTTTAACTCACATGCTCGTGCTTACCACAAACGAGAAGCAAGCGCTTAAAACGAGAGCTGTCAACAGTGACTCGGACTCGCTTGCAGCGGCTTACTTGGGCGATGGCCTGATAGAGTATTATTTTAGGGAAAAAGCTATCGACGCTGAGAACAAGGACGCAGTTGAGACGGCTTTGATATTCGGTGAGGCCTATGAGCGGCTCGATTGGGATCACTCGCTTGGCAATGATATCGGCGTGGGTCCAGACGGCGCCGCAATGAAGGAAGGTGACGTCACTGTAAAAGTTTACACTCCGTTTGACATCATTCGAGATGTAACCGACGTGACAAACAATTTGAACTGGCATATCTGTCATGACTGCAAGAATCGGTTTGATCTTGCTATCAAATATCCTTCCGTAGCAGAAGACATTCTCAACATCTCAACAGATATTACAAGCGGCCGGCGCTATGTAGATCCTACTAAGATCATTCCAGCGGCGGGAGTCGGCACGAAGCACACGGATTTGATCGATGTTTATGAGTTCTATCACAAGAAAACACCAGCGGTTCCCGATGGCCGTTACACCATCTTTTTGCAAGATGGAACTGTGCTTTTCGATGGTCCTATGCCTTTTGAAAAATACCCCATTGTGAGGATCGCAGGAGCTAACATCAAAGGAACTTCGTTTGGCTACACGATTGGCTTTGACATTCTAGGCATCCAGTCGATGGTTGATAAGCTTTACTCTGTGGTGTGCTCCAACCAGCTTGCAGCAGGAATGCAGAACTTCTGGCAGCCACCAGGTAACGGCTGCACAAGAGTACAAATTGCTGGCGGTCTTAACCTTATTGAGTCAGTTATCAAGCCTGAAGTGCTCGAGATGCTATCGACTCCTCCAGAGATATTCTCATTCATTGAAAAGCTCGAGCGGATCATGGAGATGCTTGTCGGTATATCATCGGTCAATCGTGGTGAGACTCCAGAGAACTTGAAGTCTGGTACGGCTCTTGCTTATGTGGCATCACAGGCGATCACTTTCAGCTCTGGGCTCCAGCGCTCTTATGTGAACTTGCAGCAAGATATCGGAACATGTCTTCTTTACATACTTAAGGACTTTGTGCCAATCGAAAGGCAAGCAGTAATAGCAGGTCAGTTCAACCGGCCGATGCTTACAAGCTACACGGGCGACAAGCTCAATAAGATCGATAAAGTTGTGGTGGAAGCGACAAGCGCTCTGTCTAAAACTCAGGCAGGAAAGATCCAGATTGCACAGGATCTCTTGCAGTCGGGCCTTATTCGCAGCACACGAGAATATCTCAACGTGATAACCACAGGACAGATCGACACCATGTGGGAATCTGAGATGAGCGAGATTATGCTCGTTAAAGCGGAAAACGAAGACCTTCGAGCTGGCAAGACGGTAACTGCGCTGGCATGTGATGATCACAAACTGCACTGGCTCGAGCATAGAGCGATCTTGGGCAATCCCGAAGCTCGAAATAATCCACAGCTGATTCAAACTACACTTACTCACATGGTGGAACACCAGCAGATGGCAATGCAGCTTCAGATCGAAAACCCACAGCTTCTAGCGTGGATGGGCGAAACTCCTATGCCTATGCCTATGCAAGCTCCGCAGCAAATGGGCGCAATGGTTAATCCACAAAACCCAGTTGAAAAACAGGCTGAAAATGTTAACGCTCCCGCGGCTCCAAACATGCCTAAAAACGCAGATATGGAGACAAGAGGAGCTTATGAGAAGCAGCAAGCTACACAACAACAGCAATAAGGAATAAACATGGAAAACGTGACTACAGAACAAACCGGCGGCGAGATTGAAACCAGCGGAGATTCTGAGCTTAGTGTGCCAGCGGGAATGAATCCCGCCTACGCTAAGGCAAACGCAAAAAAAGCAGCAGCTAAGACAGCTCCAGAGCCAGAAGTGACAGAAGTCGAGGAGAAGGCGACAGAGCAAGAAAAGAAGGTAGAGGCAGCGCTTAAAAAGCTCAAGATCAAGGGCAGAGAAGTTGAAGTAGACGACAGCAAGTATCATGAGTTTGCGCAGAAAGGTGCGGCAGCTACCGAGACTTGGCAGGAAGCAGCAAAGATGAAAAGGGATGCAGAAGCTTTTCTTCATGAGCTCAAGACTAACCCGCTTAAGGTGCTTCGAGATCCTAACCTTGGGGTCGACTTTCGAAAGATTGCCGAAGAGGCCATATGGGAACAGATGCAAGAAGAGTCTCTTTCTCCTGAACAGATCGAGCAGAGAAAACGAGACGCAGAGCTTGAAGAGTACCGAGCTGAAAAAGAGGCCAAGAAGAAAGCATACGAAGAGCAAAAGATGAGCGAGCTTGATCAGCACTACTCAGCAGACTACGACAAGCGGATCACGGCCGCTCTTCACACAGCTGGACTGCCTCGCACCACTGGTACAGTTCGGCGCATTACCGACTACATGCTTAATGATGTCCGTAACGGCGTTGAAAGGGATATGGCTGACTACCTTGAGCATGTGCGCCAAGACTATATGGCAGACTTCGCAGAGTTCTTTGATGCTACCGACGGCGAAAAGCTCAGTAAGTTCCTTGGCGATAAAAACCTCAAGAAAGTGAGAGAGTCAGACCTTAAAAAGATGAAGACGACTACTCCGCAACAAGGGCATACCTTTGTGCCAGGAAAAGGCATGGTATCCAAGCCAGCTAAGAAGCTTGGCGGCGAAGACTGGGTCAAACAGATCCGTAAAGAGATGCTCGGCAAGTAATTCTTCTCATCCCACACATAAAATTAACCATACCTATTGGAAGCAAACGGGCTCTCAGTAGGCTCCTTCTATGGACAACCGACAAGACAACCTCAATAGCATAATTCCAAAACAAAAGTTTATAAAACATCAATTATTATTTTATTAGAGGTTAATTATGGCCGGTGAGAATACACTTACAAGTTTAAATACACAGTTCAAATATATCCAAGACAAAGCGCAAACTTTGCTCCCTCAAAACTCCGTCTTAATGACGCTCATTCCAGAAATTACAGAGGCGACTAAGGAGGGTCGCAAGTATCTGGTTCCAGTCCAACTTTCGCATGAAAACGGTATAACATACGGAGATGGTTCAGTTTTTGCCTTGAACAGCGCAAGTGCTGCTGCTTACGACGAGGTGGAAGTCGACGCCCAGCCAGTTATTTTGCTGACTCAAATTTCCGAGTCTGTTGCGAACAGAATGGCCAATTCGAAGCAAAGTTTTATCACGGAATCAACTTTACGTGCCAGGGTGATGTATGAATCTTTGGCGCGGTATCTTGAAATCTCCATGCTCTATGGCAAGTCCACAACCGGCTGGGGTACAGCTCTTTCAACTGCTCAAACTGGCTCAACCGTAGTCAACACAATAGTTATTGATGTTGCTCAGTGGTCTGGTGGTATCTGGGGTGGCGCCGTTGGTTCTGTTCTTGAAGCTTATCAAAACGCCAGTGGAACAATCACAAAGATTGCTGACACTGTAAACACAACTTGCACAGTGACCAAAGTTGTTGCTTCTACTCGCACAATCACTCTTAGCTGTGCCAGTGCAGCTCTTTCAGCAGCAATTGATACTGCAAAAGCTTCTTACACAGTATTTTTTGTTCCTAAAGGTGCTTATGAAAACGATATGGTAGGACTCGACTATCAGATCACTGGCGGCGCCGCTTATTTTGGTATCGATCCTACAGTTTACCCACTGTGGCAAGGTCAAACCTATGCTTGCGGTAGCGCTTCGCTAACCATGGCTAAGGTTCTTTCCGGTGCTGCTTTAGCGGTATCTGTTGGCGGTCTGAATGATGATGCTGTTGTGATGGTATCTGCTAAAACTTACCAAAACCTGAACTCTGACCAGGCGGCTCTTAGAATGTATGACTCTTCGTACTCTTCTAAAGAAGCTGACAACGGAGCAGAAGGAATTGTTTACGCAGGACCAAACGGCAAGTTGACTGTCATGGTTAACAACGTCGTTAAAGAAGGTGAAGCTTTCTTGATTCCTCCCAAGTATCTTTCTCGTGTGGGTGCTAAGGAACTTAGCTTCCAAAGACCTGGCAAGACAGACGAGTTTTTCCAAGAAATTCCAGGGTATGCAGGGTACTCCCTTCGTGCCGGCGCGGAATTCGCAGTGCTCTTATCAAGACCTGCAATGGCCGTGAAGTTTACTGGAATCGTTAACTCTTAATCGCTTTCCATGTTGAGCGGGGGTAAGCCTCCGCTCTTTTTTCATTAAAGGAATAAATATATGACAGCTTCATTGAACATAACGGTCAATGCCTCGAGAGCTGAGCTGAACGATTATATTCGTTCTTCGACAGATCCCAGAGGCGAGTGCGTAGCGCTAGAAACACTGTTTAGAAGACTTGCTTCTGGAACAATCAGCGGCAACGTAATTGCACAAAAAGCAGCAGTAGCAGCAGTTCGCGCAAGCGGCACTGTAACTCTTGTTTACTCCGATCTTGCAGCAAACGACACAGTAACCGTGGCTGGTATCACTCTGACTTGTGTAACCGGAACGCCGAACACTGTGCAGTTTAAAAAAGTAACCGACGCAACAGTAACCGCCGCAAACCTTGCAGCAGCAATAAATGCACTGGCAACAGTGAATATTTATGTCAGTGCAACAAGCGCTCTTGGTGTTGTAACTGTTACAGCTAATCAGTCTGGTGTTGTGGGTAACCTTATTACTCTTGCTAAGAACGCAGCGACACCAGGCGGCATCGCAGTAAGCGGCACAGCACTTGCTGGCGGCACAGGCGGCGCTAACTCTGCTCCCGTAACTTACTCACGAGGTTTATAAGGAGGTTTTATGCTGATAACACGGAATGAAACTCTTATTGACGAGCAGGTTTATACAAGTGCAGCAACAGTAAACTTCTCGATGAACGACTTCGATCAAGGGTCGGTTCATCTTGTTTGTGTTGATGCTACTCCAGTGGCAAAAGAATTTACCGATACAGATGTTACTGTTTTGGCTAACACAGTTACCATTGCAGCACATGGGTTTTTCACTGGCTTAAAAGTGGTGACAACGACTTCTGGCGCAGCTCCAGGCGGCTTGGCAGCAGGAACTTATTATCTAATTGTGGTTAACGCTACAACTATAAAATTTGCGACTTCTTTGGCTTATGCCTTAGCGGGAACTGCTGTTGATATCACTACAGCTGGCGGCGTGGGTGACACACAAACAATTACACCAGCAGTACTTGGTACCTGTGCAATTGATCTGTATGGCTCTAACACTGACACAGACTTTGTAACGCTTAGTGTTGGAACTGGAAACTTCACAGCTGGAACGCTGAAACTTCTTCCAATCGTGGACAAGTTTTACAAAAACTTACAGCTTGTTATGACAGTACCAGCCGGTGCTTTGAAAGTTACAGCTACAGTTTACGGCAAACAATATTAACCCAAGCGGGGATTTTATATGTCAACCAATATAGTTTATAACGGAATCGTCTATACTATCCCCGCGACTAATGATGTCGCTTGGGGAGACGAAGTTACTCGGTTTTTAACCGCAATACCTACCGGAATGCTAACTAAGACAGGAGGAGCTTGGGTTTTAACCGGCTCGGATCTTGACCTTGGTGATACATACGGACTAGCAGCCTTATATTTTAAATCACGCTCAGCAGCTATTGCTTCAACTGGCATACTAAGGCTTGCTAGGGCAGATGTGCTTGCTTGGCGCAATACAGCGGATGGTGATGATCTTGCTCTATCTGTGAACGCTTCTGACAGACTTCTTTGGGATTCTATCGAGCTTGTGGATCTCTCGACAGTTCAGATTTTAACCAACAAAGTGATCAACGCACCTGATAACACAATCATGGCGATCAAGGATGTCAATATTGCTCCAGACGCAGCAATATTGTACTCAAAGCTTCTTGTTAGTCCTGCAGAGATCCCATGGACGGCGGTTGATACCGTATTAAAGATAAAAGACTCTGATATCGCTCCAGATGCAGCAATTGCCGGATCTAAGATTGATGGTGACTTTGGTAGCACAGCAATCATCACAGCCGGTGGGCTCAGCCTTGGAACTACCTTCCATGTTACCCTTAAAGGCGATCCAAGCGAAGATTACGACTTTGAGTTTCCAGCAACCGACGGCACCACCGGACAGGCGCTTGCAAAATCAGCTGGCGGCGAGCTCGAGTGGGTATCGATTCCAGGCTTAGGATTGAATGATAACCACGTATTAGTTGGTAATTCATCAAACTTACCCTTTGCATTAGATACTTCTTCTGTTGGCGACATCTTGGGTGATGAAGCCACAGGATTAACAATAAAAGCTTTAGCAATAACCAACGCAATGATTAACGCTTCGGCGGGAATAGCATTCTCCAAACTCGAGGCTTTACCGCTTCCATTATCAGGGGGAACACTTACCGGACTTGTTAATCTCGATAACGAGGGTGTGAAGTTTGATACAACCGGCACTTCAGCGACTCCAGCTGTGGGCCAGCTTTATTACGACACAACCTACAAGAGTATGGCTTTTAAAGAGAGCACCGACACAGTGCTTCAGATCGGTAGAGAGCTCTATCTATACGCTAAGAACAACACTGGTTCAATTATTCCTGATGGCTCACTTGTTTACATAAACTCAGCGGTTCCCGACTTTCCTACAGTCGCCTTAGCTAGGGCAGACGCCGAAGCAACAAGCCATGGAACTATCGGTATGACTACCGAAGCTATTTCAATTGGCGGCTTTGGGCGAGTAACTACATTCGGTGTAGTTAATGGCGTGACGACAAACGTAGAATCTGACACAAGCTCGGGTCTTGTTGTGGCCGATGCAACCGATATCTATCTCTCTGCTGTACAAGCTGGAAAATGGGTAAAAACCGCTCCAATTGCTCCTAACCATGTTGTAAAACTTGGTATGGTGCAAAATGCTGGAGCTGGAGCTTCTGGCTCTGTGTTTATAAATGTAGACACAGGAAACGAGCTTGACCAGCTTCATGACGTGAGAATAACAAGCATAGCAAACAGAGACACGCTTGAGTACGACTCCTCGGCTGGATACTGGAAAAACAGGACTGATGTTAAGCAGTACACCAAAGAAGAAACTGGCTTTGTCAATCCAGCTGTAATTGCATTTAACTACGATAAAACTACTAGAAAAATAACTCTCAGCCATGCATCTGCTATAATTTATATGTACCAAGGAAAAGCAACAAGTCTTGGGACAAGCTATCTTACTACGGCTCATGGCACAGACTTAGACAAGAAGTATTTTTTATACTTTAATAGCGCCGGCGCCGAAGAGTGGTTCGAGTCTTTCCAAGGGTTCGACTACGGCGTTTATGTTGCTCAAGTTAATTACGGCACTGTTCATAAATTTTGTGTCAGAGAATGCCATGGACTTATGCAATGGCAGGTGTGGGAAGAGTTCCACAGAACTGTGGGAACATATATAGTAAGCGGCGGTCTTGTTCCAGCGGCGAGCTGGACAGCTAACACATATACAACCGTGGCGGTAACTCCTGCAATTGAGGAGTCAGTGATAGCCGACGAGGACTTGCAAACAACAGTTCCAGCGCTAACCGATGGATCAACTTATACTAGGCTCCATTTTGACTCTGGCTTGGCGGTGCTAACACCAGGAAGTGCTCTTCCTTTTCCTAACGATGGAACAAACATTCAGTACAACCAGAATCCAAGCTCTGGCACAGCTCTGACGGCGATCACAACTAACGCAAGGTTTGTGAACGTATATTGTGTTCATGTACCGGCGGCGGCCGATGCTGACTCGCAGGTTTATAGACATCTATTTCTTACCGGACAGCAAGTTTATTCAACTCTTGCAGCGGCGCAGGGCGAGGACTTTAGAACTATCGTTACAGGCGACTTAGCGATGTCGTTCCCTGAGTTTATTCCCTATGCAAGAATCACTTACGACAGGCAAACAGCTGGCGGATCTGGAACAACATTTAACGCAATGATACCTACCGGCGGCGTAAGCTACTTAGTGGGTAACAAAGCGGCGCTTGCTTCGGTCTCAGGCTTTACGCCGACAGATCATAACACACTAACAGGCAGATCCGACGCAGACTCTCACCCCGCTTCGGCGATCACCGGAACTGCGGTAACTCTTGCTGGAGCTGAAGAGCTAACCAACAAAACACTGACTGAAAGTATCATCAATAACTTCGCTGCTTTTAATCACGAGACAACGCCGGCGGCGGCTGCTGCTGGAACGCTGAGAGCTTACGCCAAAAACGACAACAAGCTTTACACCATGAACCCAGCTGGTGTTGAAGTCGTAGTCGGATCTGGCTCTGGAGTAAGTAGCGAGATAAATTACATTGCAAACTTTAACTTTGGTGAGACTGGCAACGGCGCAGTTCCTACAGGCTGGGCAGTTTATGCCGATGCTGCTGCTGCTACTCCAGTGGACGGTACTGGTGGATCTCCAACAGTAACCTTCACAGCTTCAACAAGTTCACCGATTAGAGGTCTTGTCTCTGCTGTGCTGACCAAAGATGCAGCAAACAGACAGGGCGAGGGTGCATCTTACGCTTTCACGATTGACGCCGTTGATAAGAGTAAAAAGCTTGGTATCAACTTTGATATCACGCCAAGCGCAAACTATGTCTCTGGTGACTGTAGAGTTTATGTTTATGACGTGACAAACAGTGCGCTTTTAACTCCAGCAGCAACCTCGATACCTAACGCAATCGGCACTTTTACCACAAGCTTTGATCTGACTGCTGGCACGAGTTACCGCTTCATTCTGCATGTGGCGAGCACGAACGCAGCAGCTTACACACTAAAGATTGATAACGTGAGTGTTGGGTACAAGCCTACTCCACAGGGTGCGGTTGTTGGTGAGTGGATGGTTTGCACTATGACAACCAATAATGTTGCCGCTACTGTGACTTCTAAATATAGGCGTGTTGGTGATTCAGCTCAATTCAATGTACGAATATTGGCAACGGGCGATGCGACAGGGATAGTTTCATTAAATTATCCTACGGGCATGACATTGGATACAACAAAGGTAGGCAGTTCAATTTATTCAGCTTTAGGAAGCGGTCGCCTTATTGATATAAGTACTACCTTTAGTAATGTAATTACAGTTATTACCGGAAACAGCGCTACTTCAGTAAGTTTCACAATGAACGGCGTTGCAGACCAAGTTGGTACGTCTTCGCCATCAGGCGGGTTTGATAATACTGACTGGATAGATTGTGAATTCACCGTCCCCATCGCCGAATGGGCCGGCTCTGGCACTGTGAATCTAGCGCAGAACGATGTTGAGTATGCGAGTAATGACGGTAGCGCCGGAACTGCTGCTAATACAACGTATTCTACCGGAATGTCTTATGGTCCTTCTGGAAATAATTTTGTAGCAGTAAATAGTACAACTGGTGGAAGTCAACAAACTGCTTATAAAGTATCTTTTCAATCACCAAGACAACAAAGCGATATTATAAGCATCGAAGTAACAGATTCAACAGGGCAATATATTCCTATATCCAACAACTCAGAAGGGAATTTAAGAGCTTTTGTTGGAGAAAGTAACTGCGCTTATGGTATGTCTTGGAAAGCTCATGCTACAGAATCAAATAGTATATATGTTTTATTTGGAAACAAAGGAAGCGGTCCAATTTCTACAGTGTATGCAGATAACGGAACTGCGTGGTCAACACTAACAGCAAGGAAATGGCGAGTTCGCAAAGCATCGGCCGGCGCAGCAGTTGGGTTCGGCGCTGCTACTTCAACTAGCTCTGGGCTTGTTGATACTCAGGCACAGACTTTTGCGGGGGTGAAGACTTTTTCTGGTGGAGCTGCTATCAAAGCTATCACGGCGGCAACAGCAGCTGGTGACATTGGTGAATTAAAAACTTTTACCAATGTCTCAGCACTTCTAGCGCAAGCGTATAAAACTCATTATTACTGCGATTTGACCGTAGGGAGATGGTTGTTGACTGGAACAGTCGGTGGGTCAAATACTGTCAACTCCCTGTGGATTTCTCTAGTTTTGTCTGATGCAGCGGATTCTGGTACAGGAACATATTTAGGAGATATTCCTGGCAATGGAACGACCACCGGAATAGGTGGCCCTGTGTGTCAATATCTGTCTGTAACATCCGATAAGAGATATTACATTAATGCCTATAGAAATTCAGGTAATGAGACTTTTGGAAATGGCGGTCAGATTATCGCAATACGTTTACCCTAACCTTGGAGGACTAGATGCGATTATCAAATTCGTTCATCCTCAGCCTCTCAGGCATCATAGCTCTGCTGACCTTAGGGTTAGCTAAGGGTATTGACGTGAGTATGTCTCTATCCGGTGTGGTGTTAAGTTACGTCGGTTCGAGAGCTGGACAAAAAGGGGCAATGGTGTTTGCTTCTAGCAGGGATGCTAATTCAAATACAGATGAGATAATACGCAGTATAATGAACTAAATTAAATCGAAAGGAATCACATGTTTTTAGATGAAACACAAAAAAAATCCAAAACTAAGGCGCTTGAAGACTTAATCAGCAAGCTTGATGTCATGGACGGCGAGAAAATCGACAAGTCCAAAAAGCCTGTTGTCGCTGAGATGTCAGTTACAGCTATCAAGCCAGAAGGCGAAGAAAACGAGCTTGAAGAGTATATGGGCAAAGCTGGACACGAGGGTGTTGAGGCAGCAGAGGAAAAATTGTTCCCAGCTGAGGAAGCAAGTGAAGAACAGGCAATGATTTCTCCCGAAGAAAAAGCTAAAATAGAAGAACTTTATCAAAGATATTGCAAATAAGGGGTCTTTATGACTGCTTACACAACAACGGACTTAATTAAGTCCGTGAGAGTCAGGGGAATGTTACCCGATGCTTCAGAGGGATCTTGGTCAGCAGAGAATATTTTGCTGCTAGCTTCCGAAGAGCTTCGTCTTAATATCATTCCTTTGATCCTTTCTGTGCGTGAAAAATATTATGAGACTTTTGTCGATGTTAACATGATAGCAGGGCAGTCGATCTATCAGATCCCATCACGGGCCTCTGGTGGTCTTTTGACTATGGTTCAGTACATCTTTAACCAAGCTGTAACTAACCTTGGTCCTGTGGATGCTTCGGCCGTATCGACAACCCATCAAGGGCTGTATCCAAGATCATTCTTCTTTGAAAACGATCACATTGTTATCTATCCGACGCCGACATCAAGCCAAGGTGTGCTTCGGCTCAGATATCCTCAGCGGCCGTCGCTACTCGAGCAGGTCGCAAACTGTGCTCAGATCACAGCTGTAGATCCAGTGCTTGAAACAGTTACAGTATCGGCTTATCCGAGCGCTTGGGCTCCCGCTATGACTGTGGATTTTATAAGCAACACTGTGCCATATACACCATACTGCTTGGACTATCCGATCAATGTTATCACGGCAAATAACTCTGACTTCACAATTAGCTTTGTGGATCTTCCTTACAACAGAGAGGGAGCTTTGCAGGTTAAGGTCGGAGACTGGCTTGCGCTTGCAGGATATACCCCGCTTCCTGAGATCATGAGCGAGTTTTTCCCGCTTCTAGCACAGGCGACAGTGGTTAAAGTTTTCGAAGCTACCGGCGATGAAAAAAACATGCAGCTTGCAGCGGCAAAGCTTAAATACTACTCGGATACTGCGATCAAGCTTATTACTCCAAGGGATCAGTACGGCAACAAAAAGATCAAGTCTGATTGGAGGAACTGGTAATGGCGCAATCGCTTCAAACGAAGATCAGAGGTCTTTACACGTTTCCCAACGACTTTAGCGGCGTACCTGAGGGGTCGCTTTCCAAGGCAGATAACATTGTGATAGACAGAGACTCTATCGCAGAGCCAAGGAAGGGTCTTACTTATCTTGGCACGACAACAGCAAGAGCTGACTTAGCGGCCGGCGAACAGTTTGAGAGAATATTTTTTTTTAAAAACACAGTTTTCGGGCTGACCTATAACTTTGCAACGGGTTTTAGATACCTTCAATACTTCGATTCGACAAGCGGCTGGCTTCATTGCGGGGGTTCAATTGGAGCAAACTTAAAGATAACTGCTTTTGGTTCCAATTATCCAAAAATAAGATCGCACCAAGATAGAAACAATCTCTATTTAACTTCAAACGGTGGCTTATTAAAGGTCGATACTCCAGCGGCTACGCCGGAATACATGGGTGTTCCTGAAGCTCTTCCGATAGTGTTTAACATGTTAAGCGCTACAGACGGCTGGCTTGTCAATGGATCGTCGGTAACTTACAGGTCGACGTGGGCCAGAAGGGACGCCAACGGCAATTGGACAGAGGGAGCTCCATCTTCGGCGCTTATTGTAAAAAATGGATCGGGCGTACTTTCTTCTGTGCTTTTAAACATCAACTACCCCACACTTTCTCAAGTGGGTGACGTGCTGCGACTTTACAGATCAAAGTCTTATGCAACAGGTAGCAACGACGAGCTTGTTCAGTGTTACGAAGAGCAGATAGTATCAGGCACTTTTTCAACCGTAACTGATATTGTTGAGGACGCTCTTTTGTCGGGAAAATACCTTTACACAAACGAGAATCAACAGACTATCTTTCTCGCTAATTATGAGCCGCCACTTGCTAAGGATATTGCAGCATATAGAGACTGTACTTTTCTTTCTAATATTCAGGAGAAGTCGACTTATACACTTCAAATCACCAAAACCGACACAGCGGCAAACTTTGGAGCTGTCGTTGCTGGCGACACCATAACCATAGGATATTCTGTAGTTGACGCACAAACATATACCGGAGTAACCGAAGCAACGTCGCCAGCAGCTCTACAGTTTAGAGTTTACACCACTGGAACTGTGGCAGAAGACAGCGCTAATACCTCAAAGGATCTGGTCAGAGCGATCAATGCTAATAATCAACTTTTACCAGCGGGGATATGGGCCACATATGAGCCAAACATCACCGCCGATCTTTTGGGATCTATCGTTATAAAAAGAATATCGTTTGAAGCGGCCGTTGATTTTTTTCTGGTGAACTCAAGTAAGAAACTTGCTTGGATTCCTCCGCTCCTTCCTTTTGGTCAAGTAGATAACAACTCAACTTCGAGCTATGATGTTCTTCCAAACGTCGTAGCATATAGCAAGCCACAAGAGCCAGAGAGCTTTCCTCTTTTATATCGCTTTCCGGTGGGTGCTTCGGATAACGCAATCCTAAGAATTCTTCCGCTCAGAGACTCGCTTTTTATCTTAAAAGAGAGCGGCGTCTGGAGGCTTTACGGCACAGATCCATCTAACTTCCAGGTAGCTCTGATGGATTCCACCGTGAATCTAATTGCTCCTGATACTGCTGTGGTACTTAATAACCAGATTTATGCTTTAACGACGCAGGGCGTGGTCACGATCAACGAAAACGGCGTGACCATTATCTCAAGGCCGATTGAAAAGGATCTGCTCGATCTATTAAACATCAATCCAACGAAGCTAAAAACTGAGTCTTTTGCTGTGGCACACGAGAGCCAGCGAGCCTATTACCTGTGGCTTCCTACCGGCGAAAACGACGTGTTTCCGACACAGTATTATCGTTACAACGTCATTACTAACAACTGGACTAGGGGAACACTTAGCGCAAAAATTGCTGGCGGCGTGAATCCCTACGACAACCTGATGTATCTATCAACTTACGCTCAGCCATGGATGGATGTTGAAAGAAATAGCGGCACAAGCTTCGACTATGCAGACTATGTATCGACTAATGCCATAAGCGCAGTCGCAGCAAAGACAATAACGATAGCTGGTGCGAGCTCACTTGTTGTGGGCCAGTCCATACTCCAGGATGATGTTTATCTTTCTACTTTTGTGGCCATGGGCGTGGGCGGTGGATTTGATGAAACCACAAATGTAATTACAAGAAACACACATGGCTATCATACCGGATTAAAAGTAGCGATATCAGGCACAGTCGGAACTCTTCCAACAGGTCTTGCGAATGGTTACTACTATGTGATTAGACTTAACGCTAATAGCTTCAGTTTGGCAGCAACCTATGCTCTGGCGATAGCCGGAACAGCTGTTAATTTCACAACTAACGGAACAACAGCTGAGTCGTGTCTATTCACTCCAGACAACAACGAAAAATGGGCGACAATAACAGCAGTCGGCACAACTACCGTGACAGTTGACTATGCGATACCTTTCAGGATAACCAACGCTATTGTTTCGGCGCCGATATCGACCAACATTAAGTGGAATCCCAACACTTTCCAGAATCCTGGCATCAATAAGCAGGTTCGAGAGGTCGCCTTGCTCTTTTTGTCGGACTTTTATGGATCTGGACAGGTATCTTTCAAAACCGACGTGTCGCAGACGACTAAATATGAGGCAGTAAGCGGCTCGGTAGCTGGTCCTTGGGGTCAGTTTCCTTGGGGTCTTGCTCCTTGGGGTGGTTTGTTGCGAAGAAGACCTATGAGGGTAGGGGTGCCAAGAATACACCAACGCTGCTCTTTCATCATCGTGGGCTTCCAACACGGAGTTTGCTTTTCACCGTGGGCGATTCAAGGCATATCGATGATTGGTAACAATATCAGCGAGAGAATTGGCAGCGAAGGAGGCGGCGGGATATGAGTAAGCTTCCACAAATAAGACGCCTTTTAGTTGAAGACTTTCTTGACCAAAAAGAGTGGATCGGCAACCTTTTTACACCACTAAATGTGTTCATGGACGGAGTCGTGGCATCGCTTACAAAAGGCATATCGATCAGAGATAACTGTGCTGGTGATATCATGACAATAACAACAACCAGGGTGCCTACGGTAGCTGAGCCAATAATTCTAGGATGGGATTATAGGCTTGGCACGCCAAAGTCGGTCCATATCGGCAATGTTGCGAGAGTGGACGGCAATACCTTTGCTTTAACCGCAACGCCAGGTGTGCAGTGGAATTATAGTTCCAAGGATGGAATTTTAATCACCAACATATTCGGTGTTGTGCCTAGTCAAGTCGATAAATTCTACATAACTTATGTTATTTTTGCGGGGTAAACATGGCAATTATTAAAGACGACGAGGAATCAAGAAGCAAGGAGCGGCCGGTCGGCGGCGGCACTTCCTACCTTGGCGGTGGGTATTCAGGCGGCGGTGGTGGCTCGAGCTCAAGTCCTAGCTACTCTCAAAGCGGCGGTGGCGGCGGTGCAGGTGGAAGCTTCACTAACTTGTCGTCTTATCTTTACGGCGGCGATGCACAGGGCCAGGAGCTCGGAGCAGGGCTTGCGGGTCAAGTCGATACCGCAGGGGAGCAAGCGACTAAAGACATCAATACCTTTGGCACGAATGCGCTTAGCGAGACATCAGCAAAAACTCCACAAGAAATGCCTGAAGACGTGACGGCATATGCTTCGTCAATTAATCCAGTTCCTCCTCCAGCGGCCGTAAAGTATTCAGGTCCAGGAGAGGCTACAAAATTTGCAGATTATGGCCAGGCGCAAAAGTCGGTTCAAGGTGTGCAGGAAAAACTAAGCAAAGAAAAAGGGCTAGGATCTTTCGAGGGTATTCAAACCATGCTCAAGGGCGGTAAGGGAGCTGATTACACTCAAGGTATGTCAATGTATGACACCATGTTTGCTAGAAAGGGCGGAAAAGATCAAATTGCAGGAGCTCAGCAAAAATGGTCAGGTATCGGCGATGCTTTAAAATCAAAAGAGGGTGACGTTAACAAAGCAATTGGCTTTGCTAATGATCAGGCTAACAATATCAATCAAGCTTGGACAGACGCTTACTCAACAGCGCAGAATAGAACCAACGCAATTCAGCAAGTAGCGGCCGGTCAGCCTGGAGCTGGAGCTGGTAACTATTCGAGTCCTGCACAGGTTCCCGTAAAAGCTCCGGTACAAGCTCCCGCACAAGTTCCAACTAAAACGCCAGCTACAAGAGGCAGCGACAAGCTTAATGCTTTTGATAATTTGCTTGTTAAGTCTCTTCCAAGATCAGAAACGATTTACACTTTGCCAGTTCCATCCGGAGCGAGCAGTAAAGAGTTAAGAGAGAGCGCTGTTGGAACTTTAGCTGAAAAAGCGCAGGGCGGAATTAATTATTATACGGGAAAAGGCGTAAAAAAAATAAACAAAATGTTAGGGGTATAACATGGCTAATTTCTTAGAATCGACACCATTATCAGGGATGTTTTACAACCCTTCTGAAGATGATGAAAAAGCAAGACGGGCAATGCAGCAAGGTGTTCAGGTGCTTCAAGATGTGCCTGATGCTGACTATGTTCCTGTTGAGTATCAGGGTCCAGAATATGCGGGTGACGTGTATGCAGGATCGGCACAGGCTCCACTCACAGGGCCGTCGGCTTATGAGAATATTAGCCTTGATCCCGACATGAGAAGAACGCAGTCGGCGCAGATAGCGGCGCTCGAGAGACTACGTGACGAAGGTGGAATGAATCTTGCTGACAAAGCCAATTTGCAGAGGATTCAAAACGAGGAGCTAGGGAAAGAAAAGTCGCAGAGAGAAGCGATCCTACAGGGTGCGAGAGCAAGAGGCATGGGCGGCTCTGGTAGTGCGCTCATGGCGCTTTTGGGATCAAACCAAGCAGGGATGAACAGGCAGTCGCAACGAGACTTGGACATTGCTGGCATGGCGCAAGACAGAGCGCTTCAGGCCGGTGGACAAGCGGCAAACCTTGCCGGCAATGTCAGGGGTCAAGACTGGCAGCAAGAGGCAGCAAAGGCCAGCGCATCAGATGCAGCTTCAAAATTTAACGCTTCTATGATGTCTAACACTAATCAGTTCAATGTTGGAAACCAGCTTAGGGCGGGGATGAGCAATCAGGCAGCAAGACAGGGTGTTGCAAACCTTGGCGCCGATGCTGCAAATAGATCACAAACGATGAACCGATTCACCATGCCTGGTCAGCAGTATAGCGACAAGCTTGGAAAAGCTCGGTCGATATCCGATCAATATAGCGGTCAATCAAAATATTACGGCGATAAATCAAGGGCAGCAATGCAGCAGCAAGGCGAGCTATGGGGCGGGGCAGCTAAGCTTGGCATGGGAGCTTTAAGTTCTGGCGGCGCTTTTGGCTCTGGCGGCGCTTTTGATTCCAGCAAAAAAGACCCAAATACTGGAGCGGGGTCAGCTCCAAATACTGGAGCGGGATCAGCGCGCGCGCCACAACAAAATGAAAACAACTATGGTTATGACGAGACAAGCGGATACAATATTGATGAACTCGATCAATATGATGATGGGTCAATCAATTTAGCTTACGGCGGTTATGTCGACGGTGAGCCAGCGGTCGAAGGTGACAGTTATGCAAACGACACAGTTAACGCAAAACTATCTCCTGGAGAAGTGGTTGTTCCTCGCACCATAGCCGATGAGTCACCACAAGAGATCGGCTCTTATGTTAGCGATGAGCATAAAAAATCTAAGATGAATGCACTTATGAAAATGAGAGGGGTATAATCATGGCCGGTAACTATAGATTTTATAATAATCAAGAGGAAGAACAGGCTCCTTTTTACACAGATAATAGTGTGGAGCTTGGCGCCGAAGACCAAGACTTTTATCAAGGGCAGCAAGATGCTGAAGTTCCTGTGGCTCCCGCACCTAAGCCAAGTCGCAGCACTTCTTACCCAAGAGATGTAACTAACTATTATCAAAACCCCGTCGAAGACTACATCAAGCCTATGTCTGATAATATGACCTATCCGGCTCACTCTTTGATCCCAAAAGAGCGCTTGGCAGATCCAAGTAGGCCTCTTCCCTATGATATCAACCCTGCTGACTGGAAAACAGGTGACGACAACACAGACGCCGAACGAAACCAGCGCAAAATGGTTAGAAACTACACTCAACAGCTATATGAGCAGATGGCTAAAACCGGCGATATCGACACAGCTAGAAAAGAAGCAGCTAGAAACGTGAATCTGGCAAATGTTGGCCAAGGCCTCGAGCAGATGTTCAAGTCGAGATCCGTAGCTCATGGTGGGCCTGGTGTTGATACTGCATATTGGGATGCACAGAGAAAAGGCGCACAAACCGGCGTGGATAACGCAGAGCTTGATCGGCGCAGAAAGATTGAAGACTATATCACTAAGAAAAAGCTTGGATCCGAAGCGGTGGCCGAACATCAACAGCTTAAAGACACAGATATCAAGAACAAAATGAATGATCCTGAAAGTGATATCTCTATTGCTTATCAAGATGCTTTCCAAGCGAGTTATCCCGATAAGTTTTCAATTAAAACAGATCCAAAAACAGGTGATGATTATAATCCTCTTAGCACAATGTCGGCTAATGATCTGTTAGCGGCTTCTAAGATGTTAGAAGGACAGGCTAGACTTGATCTTAATCAGCAGCTTGGTCTTAGTCGTCTACAGCTTGACAAGGAGCTTGGCGAAGCAAAACTAGCGCAGCCAAGGGGTAACGCAAAATCACCGGAACAAGCAGCGGCAGAGCTCGAAAGAACTAGGGCGCAAACCGGAGTTTATGGAGCGCAGAAAGCCAAGCTTGAAAGACCACCGGTGGTTAAGCCAGGATCGGCGGCTAGGCCAGCTGTTGGCGGTGTATCGGGTCAACCCATAAAGCCTTCAAAAGCCTATGATTCGGTCAATAGAGATTATGCGAAAGACTACAACGATTGGACGGTAGGCGGTCGTGCTGACTATGAAAAAAACATGCAAACACTAGAACAGGCTCTTGAAGAGATGAACCGCCTTGAAGCCAAGAAACAGGGGTCTTCTGTAAGTGGACGATGGGAAGGTGGAAAATACAAAGTATTCGGAGAAACAGGTAGATCACCAGAAGGGCTATCGCTACAAAAAAAGGTAGAAAAAGCGGTAATAGGATCGCTAAAGGCCGTAGCTGGAGCAAATCCGACAGAGGGTGAAAGAGCAGCAGTTTTAGGAACCGCTTTTAATATCAATTTGCCATTAAAAGAAAATATTGAAAATGTAAAATCAATTATTGGCGACTTGAATAATAGAGCTATAAGAAACGAAGACAAGGCTCAATACTTTGAAAAAAATAAAACTCTTGAGGGTTATCAGGGTAAAACCGTAGATAAAATGGTTAAAATTCAATCTCCAGACGGTGAAATAAGGCCAGTGCCAGAATCTAGCGTAGAAAAATACCTCAAAAAAGGTGGAAAGGTGGTTCAATAATGGCGACTTCATTTTGGGAAGACGACGCAGAGCCTCAAAGTAGCGGTTCATTTTGGGAAAACGACGCCGCTCCAGCTAAAAGCGAGGCTCCTCCAGCTCAAGAAGCTGTTGAATATGAAAAGCCAGGGCTTGGCCGAAGACTATATGAGCAAAATGTTGTTATTCCTGTTCGTGCAGCTAGACATCTTGCTCCTTTTCCTGAAACTATCCAGGAATATGTGCTCGATCCAATTGCCGGCGCTATTTCTGGAGAAAGCGCAGAGGAACATAAGAGAAAGCGGCAAGAATATGACAGGTATTTGAGAGCCACTTACCCAACAGCCACAGAAGCATATGAGAGCAGAGCTCAGATGGCCGGCGGTCTTATAAAAGCGGCTCTTCCGGTCATTGGATCAACAGAGGGAATAGTTGAGCAGGTAGCAACAAGGCCAGAGTCTCTTGGCGCAAATCCCGAAACAGCTCTTAACCTTTTACCTTCTATCTTAAGCGCTCCAAGAACAGCAGCAAAAGCTACAGGATTTATAAAAGCTAGGCCAGATCAGAGACAATCTCTAAAATCATACGGTGAAAAGCCAAGCTATTATGATGAATATGAGCAGCAAACTGGCGGCAAGCCTGTCAGGGCTCTTGAAGAAGAGGTTCAGACTAACCTTGCGGCAAAAGAAGCGAGTATGTCTCAAAATATTTCTAACCTAACTGGAGAAGTGGCAGACTTAAAGTCTCAAGATGCTATGCAAGTAGCCAGGGCTATCGACGATATAAAGATGAAGACAGAGCTTGGCACATACGACGGCGATGCAATGATTGCTGCTCGTAATAAATTGCGAGAAGACTACAGTAAAACAGCAGAGACGAGGAATAAGATTCTAGAGAAAACTCAAGGTGAGATGAATATTGATCCTCTTCTAAATCTTGTTGATAACGCTGAAAAAGCTGTTTTACTTCCAGAGCATAAAGCAGCAATTAGATCAGTGGCTGCTGATATCGAGGCTATGTCTGAGTTTAGAGGACAGGGCGATAATACTTTCCAATCTATATCGCCAAGACAGTTAAATGAGCTGAGAGCAAAGCTTCAAAACAATGTTTCATGGGGTAAACATGCTCAGCCATGGGAAGTTCAGTATAAAAAATTAGCAAAACAGTTTAATGACATGCTTGATGCTTCTATTCCAGGAAACGAGCCTTTAAGAGCCAAAATACGTGAAGAAACACTAAGATACAATATTGCTGATGATCTATTCGGCGGCGAGTATCCACTTAAAAGCTTTCAATCGGCGGCAAAAGATCCCATGAAAAGAAGGGCTCTTGAGAATCTGGCTATTCCAGAGATTCAGGATATTTTGAAAACGATTGACTACAGAGACAACTTTCAAAAGAATCTTAAGTTCGGTGAAAAGCCTAAAAGTGATGTTATTGAAGAGTATGTGCGAAAAAAAGCGATGCTTGAACAGGCTAAGTCTGAAAAGCTTCCACTTACATCGATGCAAGCTCCTAGCGCCTTAGAATCGGCAATGATGGAAACCTACAGGAATCCAAAACTTAACGCTTCTAATCAGATCGATCAATATGCTCAAACAGTTCACCCACAAGGGCCAATGGACTTTAAGCAAAAGCTCGACGCAACGAAGGTCTTGCGTGATGTCGAGGGAATAAATGTTGCGCAGGGCTCAAGGATGACAAACATTGGTAGAAATGTTGGTGGCGCCGTAGGTGCTGGAGTTGGAGCTGTTACCGGCAACCCGCTATGGGCTTCAGCTGGAGCTGGCTTCGGCGCAGTTGTTGGTGGATCTTTGGATAATAATGCCAGCAATGTTTTTAGAGGCGGGATGAGATATGGTGAAAATATGGCTCCAGCCATATCACTTTCAAAGCTTGGAGCGAGAGCTTCGGGTTATGAAAATCAATACACTGGCATTCCTACCGAAAGACTAGCGGGAACAAAATACGAGCGGATGATGTCAAGCGATCCAAAAAAGTCGGCGATCAATCATTATATCCTGATGAATCGAGATCCTGAATATCAGGCTTTGATTCTAGGGGGAAACCAGTGATTGATAGGCCTCCCAACCCATATTGCCCGATCTGTGGTGAAGCGACAGCAAAAGGGATTCCAATAGCTAACGGCGTAGGTCCAGCTGATATGCCGTTAGCTACGAAGTTCCTTCACATGTTGCCGTCGTCTCACTTGTTCTATGATTCTGCTAACCTTCATGACATACTTTACCATATTGGAAAGACAGAGTATGATCGCAAGAACGCAGATAATAAGTTTCTAGAGCATATGCTAGATACAGTGAAAATGAAGTGCGTCGGTTACAAGCGGCCATGGTTTACACTGGCGGCTTATAGAAATTATTATGCAGTGAGATTTTTTGGTGGTAAGTTCTTTTCATGGGATGGATGCAATGGACGATAAAAGAAAAGAGCATAATAAGCGGCTTTTGGAGCGCATGAAAAACCCTGATGATATGCTAGAAAAATACGACGCAACATCAACATGGTTTCCGCCTAGACCTATTGATAAAGATAAAATAAAGAGAATTAAAAAAGAAAAAATAGAAGTTGGTGGGTAAGGATAAAAAATGACAATAGACGGCAATACGGCGATAGTTATTAGCTCGGCAATATGGGCTTTTACGTCTTTATCTTCTTTTTTTAAATATGGTGTGATAGTTGAAAGAAATTATAGGGTTTTAGAAGACGAAATAAAAGTTAAGCATGACCATATAAAATATCTTGAGAAATATATTGAGGATAACAAAGTAGAAAAGAAGGGTGAATAATGGCTTTAGAGACTTTAAAAGGAATAGAAGAAATTGGTGGTTTTAACATTATTGTAATGGATGAGTTAAGAGATAAATTCCCAGAGAAGTTTAATGAATCTGGTGGAATGGATTACCAGTGGTTTGAATCTGAGATTAGGCCAAAAAACTTTATTTATCTTAGGCATGATAAAAATAGCTTATCTTTCACTATCCAAAACGGTCCTATTAAAGAAGCTGGAGTTAACGGTTGTCAAGTCGATACGCTTATTGAAGCTGCAAAGCTGATAATTGAGGGTTTAAATAGTAAATTTCCTTGCATTGAAAATGAAATGACAATTCATCGGCTTAAAGAAGCATTAATTTGGTTAAGAGAAAGAAAAATAAATAGAGAAAAAAGAGGGGTAGAAGGCTTGGATAAGCCTTAACTATTTCCCACTATACCAGCAATTAGGTTTTGTTTGAAAACTATACTTCATCATTTCAGCTTTATTCTTAGGGATAATTGCATCATTCCACTGCTTAGTGCTCATAGCTCCTTCATAGTAAACCGATAGCCTACACCGAGCATTAGGGTGATCTAGCTTAGTTCGCTTTGCTATCGATCTATCAAGATTGTTAAGCGTAGGCACCGGCTCTTTGTTTAGCGACGCCAGAAGACCGGCTAGGCTCAAAGCGCCTTTAAGTGTTCTTTCACAGACCATTTTATCATTGTCGTTGCCAAACTTCTCACACTGTGTAAACTGCGAGTAATTGTTGTCGGGTAAAAACCCACAATTGCAGTTATCGCTGCTTTGCTGTGAGAATACTTTTCGAGCACAAACTTGTGTTGAAAAACCATCTGACCCACCCTCAGAACTAGCCCAGGAATCCTGATAAAATACGTAGCCATTAAGAAAATGCCCGAGTTCATGACAGATCACCAATGCGAATCCTTCTGGCTCGACTCTCTTAGCTAGGCCGCCGAACATCGATACTATCCAGTTATCACCGTCCATTTGAGCATAGGCATTAACAGTGTTGTCACTATATTTTCTTTCCACTATCAAGTTTCCACCAAGCTGCTGAATGATCGGCCCATAAATCTCATCGATATTATCGATGATCAAATTAAAATCTTGCTCACTTGTACCAGACTGACCATAGGACTGGTATTCTTCGTGATCTAAATTGTTTTCTGGCAAATAAGATACCTTTCTCGAATTATCTTGATCACTTCCAACGTGAGTCAAAATCTCCCCAGGTGCAGAACACGACAATGCGGCGCCGAATATCAGCGAATAAACTAATTTCATAATCTCTCCTTTTTGTTTGATACATGAATTATACCACGGCAAAAATTTGAAATGTGAGCGCTAAGTTGGTAGACTAGACAAATATCAAACAATTATAGGTGGGTGGACTGTGACTGATCAGGGGATAATCGGGCTGATTGGGCTGGTGGCGAGCGGCATAGTCGGGCTCGTGTATTTTATGATGAATAGCATCAAGAGTACGCTTAAACAGAGCACAGACGAGATGCTATCCAAAATAGAAAAATTCATCGAAGAACTTGGCGAGATTAAAGAAGTCGTCGCAGTAAAAAGCACGATGCTTGACTACATGCAACGTGAAATCGAAGTTATAAAAAAACAATGCTGGCAGTGCAAAGATCGGCATAATAAAGATTAAGACCTTTCCCAGCTATCACATACACAGTAATCATCAATAACAGATTGAAACATATACTTCTGACAAAATAATCCATGCCATTCGTTAACTATTGAATGCTTACAATTATCGCAAGCATAATCTGTAATAGTTAATAACCTAAAATTTGGCGCTTCATCTTTGCTCATTATACCCCCAATTGTTCCACTTCTTTTTTAATGTTATCAATATACGCAAAAAACCTTTTCAGCTCTTCACCTTCGAGCAAAAAGCTATCATAAAACCTTATGCTTACTCTTTCACCTGTAGCGCAACCATTAGTGTAATGAACTCGACTTTTTATCTCTCCATCCTCTTCCGAGATAAACGTAAACTCACTCTCTAAGTCGCTTATCTCTTTATTAATGTTAGTGATATACTCTTCAATTTTATTTTCTAGCTCGTGCTTTCTTTTAAGTTTGCTCATTTGTTTCCTCGTGCTTTGTTTTTCTTAATAAATCATCTATCTCTTTTGGATGATCCCAATAGTATTGTAGTAACTGGCTTGCAACCCCAGCGCTAGGATTATCAGTTGTTGTGTCTTCAGTTGGTACTACGCTTATTCGATAATTTGGCTGGTGCTCTGGACAATTACAAGGTCCATTCCAGCAATCTTTTGTATAGCTTTGTTGTTCCATTATTTTTCCCATCCTGTATCATATTCGTCACCACGCAAACAGCTTTCGAGCTCTTCCGTCGATATAATCGCTGGATCAGTTTTTAACAACTCGACAGCAGCATTGAGTCTATCACTAGCAACAGGCTCACCGAAAGGAGGTCCTTTCACCGTATAATATACTGTAGTGGGCTCAATTATCGGCTCCAGTGGACACCACTTTGGTATTTTATCACCGCTTCTATACGCTTTAAGGCTATCTAACGTGACACAACATGTATATCCGTATGTCAGTGTTGATGGCCTCCTAAACGGACAATCGTAGCAATTTGTCGGCATTTCAATGATGAGTTTAGCTTTCATTTTTCACCTTCAATCAAACATAAAGCCAGCTGTTACGCCGATCGTCTTGTTTATGCCACCAAGCATCCCAAAACCACCCATTTCAAAGCTCGATCCAATCGGTACATTGATGTAAGCACCACCGATAGCAGACTCATAAGTATAAGCATCAACAGCATATTCATCCTTAGTGCTCGAGCTAGTCTCTATCCCGTCTTGCGAGTAAGCAACCATACCGCCGACAGAGATCCCACGCTTAGCAGGTTTATCGACAAACTTTTCAACTATCTTTTCAATGGGCTTTTCCACAGTTCTGAGTGTTTCAATATATTTTACTTTCTGCTCCGGACACTCTTTAGCTTTCGGCGCTTCCACAACCCTGTCTTGAGTTTCTAGAAGTCTTATACGTGACTTTAGATAAGCATTATCGCTTCTAAGCTTCTGTATTGTTCCCTTGTTCTCAGGTGGTTCCCTCTCAGGGACTTTAGCTAGTTGTTCTTTTAGCTTTGCAATCTCATTCTTATAAGCTTCACACGGATCTTTGTCCTTACACTCTGCATCAACCTTAACTAACTTGAATCCCGCCGGAACATCTGAGAGCTTTACTTGCTGCGAAAATGCGGCCGTTGACATGAGTAAAATTATGTATTTTAGCATCGTGTTGGACTCCTTGGCTGCGGCATGGGACTACCGAAGCAGTCGTAACTGTTATAATCACAAGCTCCATAGTTTCTTATTTTGTAGAGCGGCGCCTGAGTATCATATATTGATATCGTGCTCCATGCTCCGTTAACGCAAGCGCACACTTTCACACAGTTACTGCATGGCTGCGATGGAAGCGGCACTGGCTGTGGCACAGGATACGGCACAGGAACAGGAATATATGTTGGCTGTGGAATAGGCTGTGGGTAATATGTTGGAATCGGCTGTGGACGTGGCTTTGTGGTCGTCTGTATCGTTTTACCATCCTCACCATTCATTCCTCTATCGCCCTTCTCACCTTTTTCGCCTTTATCACCTTTGATTGTGTCTACCTTGTCTTTTGTTCCGCAGCTCATTGAAAATATGACTAATAAACTAATTTTTGCAATTTTTCGTACCATAGTTTTGACATCCTACATGTTTTGTCGTTAAACCGATAAATATGACCAACACTACAACCGAGGTTTAGTGCTACCTGTCTTAATGATCCGTACTTTTTTAAAGCTTTGTTGATCAGATCCTTCGAAGTTTTCTCGTGCATGTACTCGATCTGTGGTTCTTTGGGAGGCCGTCGTTTCTTTTTAGCCATAAGTTCTCCTGCTTGTTAATCGTGACAATCGATATGTAACAAGCAAGAGAAACTTTGTCTATACATTTATCAGAAAGTATAAATTGTTTTCTTCTTAAGAATAGTCTCAGAGCCTCTAATTATACGGATTCCTTCGGGATCTGACTCCTCTAGATATTCTCTAAGTTCACGAGGAGAGTTCGCAACAAAGAGCGCTTCTTTGATCACAAAATATTTAGGTTTTTCTTTTTTCGCTTCTGATGTTATATCGTCACAGATTGATTCGTTTGTTTCAAAAGGGTCATTCATTTTTCATGCTCCAAAAAATAAGATATATATATTGTATGTATATATTAAAAATAGGGATTTTACCATGGCAAATCATAAAAGGATCGACCCGCACACTATAGCTTGTTTTCGGATAAGCAAGAAAATATGGGCAAAGTTCGCCCGTTTATACCCAAACAAGTCAGAAAAATTACGAGACTATATAGATAAGGAAATAGAAAATGACAGTTGTAGCAAAAATGAGAGTCGTACTCGAAAGTAGCTGTTTCGACATCAAGGAAAAAATCGTGGTATTGGGGGTTCTGGCTAATGGAGAGCAGTCGATCGAGGATCTGCATAATTATACCTCGATTTCTAAGGCAATGCTGGAGCGGCTCTGCAATAAGCTTGTCGAAAGTGGTTATTTTGTCATAGAGCGCAAGGTATTTTCACGTTATTCACGTAAGATGTATAATCTCACTAACAAGCTGTTTGAACAGGACATTGTTAATGTGGGTAAAAACCCTATTGACTTGCTGATATATCAGTAATATTTATTTGTCGATGAATCCTAAAGTAAAAAAGCAGCAAACCGTTTAAGATTCACTGCTTTTTATTTAGCGAACTCTGTGTCATCAGAGGATTTTGAATTGTGAGCTCTAACTCGTCAATTCATAGGTGTAAATATACAAAATAAATTTTTGTTGCAACACTAAAAAATCCTCTCTTTAACAAAAAAGAAAGGATTTTAATGTTATCAGACAACTGCACTTCAAAAAAAATAAACTTATCCACTCTTGGAATGAAAAATTCCCTTGAACATATCAAGTTCCCAACAAAATCTGAAAAAGCGGTTCTAACCAAGATGCACGAAAAATGTCCATTAACAGCAAATGGTCACGATCTTGATGCTTACTTCGATTATGCAAACGGTTCCCTTGGCTATCTCACAGATAGGTGCGGTGAGACTGTCAGGGTAGCCAAGGAAGGGCTGCAAGCAAGAGGGGTTATACTTATAGATGGTCTGACTTGGGAGCAGTCACAGATCGAAAGGGACGGTAAGATAGTCAGGGTAAGAACTCCGCACAATCAGCGTATCGAGTTTACACATGAATACAAAGTCTGGTTCAAGGCTTGCGTCACAGCCAAAAAGATACTCGGTGATAGGAAGTGGGGTTATTGTGACGGATATATCCAAAAGCGGGCTCTATCCCGCCTAAGATCCTCCTTGGCTATGGCTCGTTTCAAGGAGAGCGCTTTCAGCAAGGTGTTTATAAACATGGGGAAAACCTGTGAAGAGGTACAACAAAAATTGGTAACCCCCCTTACCAATTTTCTTGGTACATTTAATAAGACACAAAATTCAAATTCAATAATTAAAGACAATAATAGAATCGGCTACGGTCTTCACTCAGATGAAAAGGTTTCCATAAAAGAAAAATTCATAAATCCTCTGATAGCGAACTTATCAGCATGTTCAAACAAGACAGTTAAAACGTGGACAGACGCCACGAATAAGATAGTTACTCAATTATTTCAATCAGGTATGACTAAAGTCGAGATCATTAGAACAATGATCAGACAAGGATATGTTAATACCGTGAATGAATTTGAGGCTAAATATTCACATCCAATGAACTGTTAGTCCTCACTTAGGACAATCAAGCATTGATGTATTGACACTTTTCCTGCTCTAGGCTAGTTATCAATTATGTTGAGTCTGCGTCTGCATACTTAATATATTTAAGCTAGTAACGGTCAGGGCAACACTTGGCCGTTATTTTTTTAAGGGGGCTGTATGAAACTCAGTGAGGTTAAAATAATGTGCCCACATTGTGGCAAGGTTTCAACTAATGATGAGTGGGAGCATAGCGAGGTTACCTATTATGAGTGGTGTCCACTGTGTGGTGGTAGATCAGATATGCGTGATTTGGAAGTGGTACAGGAATAAAAAAGAGAAACTTGTATTGACACTTTTCCTGCTCTAGGCTATTAATTGAGCTCAATCACGATGAAGGAGCAACAATGGAAAACGAACAAAGAGAGAAACCAAGCGAATGCTTCCCAAAGATATACTCAATCATGGCCAAAGTCCTGGCTGATGTCGGTAGTGTGTCAAAAGATCGCAAGTCAGTGGGTAAATTTACTTTTGCCTACAGGGGAATCGATGATGTCATGAATGCGCTGCATGAGGCTTTTGCTACTCATGGGCTATTCATTACACAGAGTGTTCTATCTCACGATATGAGCGTGATAGAAGGCCGTGGAATACATCACATCATGAAAGTAGAATTCGGCTTCTACGCAGTCGATGGCAGCTCTATAAAGAGCACTGTCATGGGTGAGTGTATCGAAAACGGCGATAAAGGCACCGGCAAATGTATGAGTTATGCTCTTAAGACGTGCTTGCTTCAAACTTTCCTCATACCCACAGAAGACGAGTCGAAAGATCCCGATAGCACTAATCAGCCAATAACAAGAGCTCAGCAATACCAGCAAGGGCAGCAGAGGCAGCAACAGCAACAAGCGCCACAGCCACAAGTTAAAAAAGAGGCTGCACAGACGCCGGAAATGAACGCCATCAAGGAATCAATAGTCAAGATCCTTGAAACAGAGGGTTATGATTGGCTCGGTAAAACGGGCAAGAGCAAAGATTACCTAATCGGAAAAACGAAAGACGAAACTGATATCGGTAAGTTAAATTCGTTTTGGATCACTATTCAAAAGTTGATATCCGCCGAAGGATAGAGTACATAGTAATTCTATCGTGATGCAAGGGAGTGTGGCTTGAGCTAGTTACGCTCCCTTGTTGCGTTATCCGATCTTGACGCCAGACTTACTTGCCCAATTTTGCAGATCCTCAAAAGTTCGGATCACAACACCATCTTGTAGTGTAAGACAGTTTCCATTCTCGAGGGTTTTTATCAAATCATCAAAAGTCGGGATCTTTCCTCCAGCTCGTAGCGCCTGGCTTTTCGCCAAACATACAGGACACAGCTCGAACTTATCAGTGTAGGAGTTATTAAAAACAGTATCAGTTATGACGTCAATCGGCACTTGGCTCGTCTCTGAGTAAAGCACCCAGTTCAATGGTTCGACTATCACTTTCTCCCCATTGCCAAGAGTTACCACTCCAGAAACACAGATTTTTATGATCTTGGGAGCTGCTGCAAAATAGCTCGAGACATCGCCGTTTTCCACGATCTCATTCGGGTCAAATGGTTTTTGGACTTGTTGTTGGGGAACATCAATAAACGTGTTTTCAACATACGGCAAATTTAGATAGGGAGTCCACTGCCTTGCATACGATCTTTTTGGCACACGAGTATATAAAACCCCAAAATCACTCATAGGAATCCCCTTCTTTATTGAACATATATTGACATGGGCAGAAACTCACAATAACATACCCATATACATATCCGTACATACAAAATAATTTTATGAGGTTTTCTCCATGGCAGAAAAAACGACTTATGAACTCGTGTGCGAACAGCTCGCAAACGACGTTTTAGTGCAAGCTCGAGCAGCTAACCAAGCTTTTATCAGCACGATGGCTGGCATCAATGCAGTTCACGCTCGTTGCGCTCAGGTTATCGATAAAAGAATAGCTGAGTTTGACCTTGAAAAAGCACGAGCACAGAGCGCAATCGATCCTGTGAGCCAGAGTTTTTGGTTATCAAAAAGCGCAGGGGATTCAGGCAATATTCAGGTAGGAACATCACAACTTCTCGAAATTCTTCGCCAAGTACAGGCAAAGAAGTAAAACATAAACGCCAGGGGAGGAATTATGGCAGAGACTTCAGTTTTAGAGTTAATCAATGATCAGTTTGCAAACGACATTGCTATGCAAGCACGGGCTTCTAACCAAGCTTTTGTTGGCACAATGGCAGGTAGCAACGCAATCCACAGTCGGTGCGCTCAAGTTCTCGATAAGCGAGTATCTGAGTATGATATCGAGGAAGCAAGATCCGCTTCTGCAATCGATCCTGTGTCTCAGAGCTACATGCTTAGCAAGGCAGCTCAGGACGGCGGCAATGTGCAAGTAGGAACAGCGCTACTTCTTGAAATTCTTAGACAAGGGCAAGCTAAGTAAGGTATCATTTATTGAATGTACACTCCTTAATGGAATAGACTATTTTAGAGCTAGTCTATTCCGAATAGACTAGTTTAGAGCTAGTCTATTTTTTTATGTTTCGATAGAGAGCAAGGTGCAGGTCGTATAGCTCTTTGATGATAGGCTGTAAGTCGGATTGTATATAGCTTTGGGTCTTATAGATTTTATCCATCTTGTCTCTTATTGAGCTGATAGCATCACAGGCTATACTAAAGGGATCTGCTTCTGGTGTTGTGGGCTGCACAGCAAAAAAAGACGGAGCTACAGGAGGCTTGGCCATATTTTGTTCCTCTTTGAAAAGTGGTTGGGTTGGTTTTGGGTCGTTGCCTGAAGAGATAGACTGGATATTATTTACTATTTGCGCTGCTTTCTGAGCACCATCTAAAATGGTATCCAATATATTTTTTTGCTCAGTCGCCTGGCTTCTCGCAATTTCTTTCGAAAGTTCTAACATAGATAATAGTTCTCCTAGCGACATGTCCATGAATATTGTATATACAGTATTATCACGATATTGAGAAAGGGAATTTATGAAAGTATTCTACATTTTACGAGCAGGGGTCGAAAAAATCCGCAAGAAGCTTTGTCCCCACAGATGGGCATACAAAAAAACCGTAACACTCATAGGACGCAGATATGCCGAATATGTTTGCGTAAAATGCGGCAAGTCTGGACATCTACGCTATGATCACGATTATGAAATTAAAAATGTAGGATAATGAAAATGGAAACATATATGTACTGGTATATTTTTGGAATGACTAATGGCGTCGCATGGGGAGCTCTAATCCTGGCGGCTATTTTGTACATCGTTGGAAAAAATAGGAAAAGTTAATGAGCACAGAGATTATGCTACTCCTAAGCTTCATTATGAGCTTTTTTGTGAGCGCAGCAATATGTAAACTGCTATCTAATCCAAGGAAAAAGAGAGCTCCAGACTACAACGGATATGACGCTAAAATAGATAAGTTTTTTTGTCCCCAGTGCGGCCGTGAGATCACTATGGCCGCTACTTTTTTTGAAGTTTGCCCTTTTTGCAGAGATTCTTATTGACACTAATGTCAAAGATAGATACAACTCTTTTTGACAACAACGTCAATTTTTAAGGAGCAAAAAATGGTACCCTACGAAGTAAAACAAGAGTTAAAAAAATACGCTGGCTTCCCACAAGTTACTGCAAATTGGAATGAAAAAACAAAAAGGTGGGGATTCCTATCATATGACTACAAAAAAGGATCCTCGTGGGTTGGCTGGATGTTAACAGCAAGTAAAGCACCAAATTAAAGAGAGGCATATGTTAGAATCATATCATTCACAAGACTGCGATATTTGCGGCAATAATGGGCCATGCTTTTATTGCGGCAAGAGAAACGTCGATGCAACAGAGGTTAAAGTCTTATCAATCATGGACGTTATTCAGCGACCACATGTCATGGTTGCTGTTGATATGACTAACGATGGTCATATCAAGACACACAAAATCACCAAAGAACAGATCGCAGATATCGGGGAAGCATACTGTAAGGAAGTTATAAACCTCACTCCTTTTGAGACGGTTTGGGGTATCCCTGACATGCCAGTTTCAAAGTTATTTGATATCAAAGTTGATGACATCAAAAAGACAAAAACACTCGTTAGCTTAAACGGAATATCAACAATTTACATTGGACTTATATATGACAATATCGCATGAACAAGAGCTACTTAATGATGTTTTGAGGTATAGAGATGTGAAAATACTAGCTCAAATCCTAAGGGTAGCAAAAAAATCAATCTATCGGTGGATCGACGGCGAGTGTAAGCCACACACCGAGTCATACAAAAAACTATTAGAATTGAAGGTGGCAGATGTTGAGAAAAATCGAACAGCCAGGAGGCCCTGATGGGGCTATGTACCTGGTCGCATTTATAGTAGTTATCATGCTTATACTCAGCGGATTTTTTGCGGGATGGGTTGTCTCAGACTATTTGCGTAAGGAAAAGGTGTGCGAAAATGGAGTTTTAAGACAAAGATAATGAAGACAAAGAGAATGTAAAGGAAATCATAGAATTTTTGATAGAAGAATTAAGTTGGATGAAAATTCAGCTTGAAGAGATGAGAGAAAAGGGGCGGAAATGAAATTCGGTGGTATAAAATTGCTATGTGAAAAATGTAGTCAACTATCTGGAACTAACGACTTTGAGTTTAACGATGTAACTTATGATGCTACATGTCCACTTTGTGGCCAAGTATCAGATAGAAGAGATTTATGGGTGGTACTAAGTGAATAATAACTGGAGAAAAATGATCAAAGATGTTCTTCCTGTTGGTGAAACAATAATAGCTTGCACAATCAGTGATGAAGGGCTCGATCGAGAATTTGATGATGGTTACGGTGGGTCAGAGGGAGCTCCGTTTACGGCTTGGAGTGAGAATTGGGTCTTCTTTCCGATCTGTTACGATGGTGCTGAGTGGGTAGGAAGAGCTCCAAGGAATCCATGCGATACAAGCATGTCACACCAGGGTGGTCAGTAAATGAGTAACACAATATTTATGATTGGCGCAATTGTGGTCAAGGGCGATATCCCATGGCTAACGATCTGTTCACTAGTGGCTGTTGGTGTGGTTGCGGATATCGTGTCGATGATGAAGCTAAAACTTGTGAGAAAGCACTAAGGACAAGACGACTCATAGTCAACTTCGATAAATGAAAAGTCTTTTGGCATTACGATGTTGTTAGTTAAACCACCGTAATATGCAATAAAGAAAGCATCTATTACACCATTATGCTTATTTTTAATCGTGCCGAAACCAGGGTTCATGCGAATGAAGCTTGCTTTGGAGTGCTCTTTTCCAACGACTCCTTTTGACTTGCCGTTAACTTTCCTTTGCCAAGCTTGCGGCGACACGAGTTCGTGTGGGTACTTCTGCAAAAAAAGAAGGAGCTGATAGAAGTAACCGCCAAAGTTAAAGTTGTTCTTGGTTCCCCAGACGGACATACCATGCACTTTCTCGATGTAGGTATAGTATGCTTCTGAGAAGCGAAAGCATGACTTTAGTATGTCTGCATTTAGTATGTTGTCTTCTCTAAATGGGAGGGCCATCCAACGCACCAGTTTAAATTCAAGATCAATCTCTGCTATGGCTCCAGTCCGACCTGGGTCAATTCCTATCAGCTTCATCACGTTTTTCCTTTATTTTATAAGCGAGCTGTCTTTTACGGTTTAAGTCAAAAGCACTTAATCCAACAAATTGATTATAAATTTTATAGTCTCTTAAATGTCCTAGCACCAAGTGACAATAGTTGCAAAGCGTTATTAGATTTGATGGGTTAAGTTCACGATCGGGATCAACATCAAACGGAATGATATGGTGAACTTCAAGCTTTTTTGTGCTTTCACAAGCCTCACAGCGGCCGTTAGTTTTCAAGTGCTTAGCTCTTACACCTCTCCATTTTGAGCTTCTACCCTGGAGTTTAAACTTTATATAGTTAAGCATTGATACCCCACAGGTTATTAGGCATTGGAATAATATCGCCGTGGTTCTGCTTAGGCATACCTGGCTCGATGAGAGCTCCCATCATGGGTGTCGATAGAATCGTTAGGCCTCGTGAGCATTCGGGGCATTGGTAAAAAATTTTAAACTCACAACTATCTCTGAAAATTGACAGCGCTCGGTCGCAATATGGGCAGAATCCTGTGATCCAGTAGTCTCTGATTTCAGTCATGTCTATACCTCTAAATTATCAAGTGATATAATTACTTTATAAACAAACCGCAGGGGATAGCAATGACGAGAAAAAAAGCGTTAACTATTTGCCGGTCTGTGCGAGCTAAAACAATCTGGGCTATGGACTTTGATTATTTGCCACAGCTCAATGACGAACAGATCGGATTCCTAGCGGATTTTTGCAACTTTTACTACCATGGTTCACCCCATAAAGTTGAAAGCTTGCAAATTACCCAAAAGCTAAGAAAAGAGTCTTATAATCGTAATAATAAAGCAGAAAGTGATATTTACACGAAGTTTAAGAAAGAAGGGGAAGAGCTGGCAGATAGTATGCCTGATTTTTATGATGAAGATTATATCATTGAGTTTATTGACAAAAAGTATATATAAACAATAACATGATATTGTCTATATATAATTTTGAGGTGTTTTATGTCAGAACAAGAAGCTCAAGTAGAAGCTCCAAAAGCAAAACTATCAACAATGCTACGTTCTATAAGCCAGCTTTTGATGTCGGGTTCGTTTCCTGGTACACATGCTCAGATTATAGTGCAAAGTATCGGCGTACTTGAAGTTTTAGCTACTTCAGAAGAGAAAAAAGAAGCGGAAAGAGAAGAAGTAAAGCTTGAAGTTGTGAAAGAGGAGGCTGTCTATGTCGAAGACGGAGTTTAAAGCTGGAGGGTCTGCGAAACATAAGCTTGATAAACCTTCAAGAGTGGTTCCCGCTTTCTCTGTGATAAGAGTCGCCGGTGGTTGGGCTTTTGTGAGATTGATGGTGGATCAAGACTATAATGTATTATCTGCTGAAGTATCTCAGCCAGATACCAAACCCATCATCACGGAACGCTTTCGTATTGAGGTGGGCAAATACTGGGGAACGCTTGATGAGCAAACTATATAAGCTCCGGCTGACAGATGAAAACGGCGTTATGTCTTTGACGAACGTCTCTCTCATTGCGTCAGTGCTCAGAGCTACGCTTATGCCACACGCTACTTTCGTGGAATTCACGCTGGTAGCTGTGTGCTTAGCGTCGTATCAATTCAAAAGATGGTTACAATCTCGGCAGACAAACGAGCAGAAATTCGAACAAAGAATCGTCTCTGTTGAGAATGCGCTTAATCTAATTAAGTCGGCTATTACATTGAAAAGATAGGCCAATTAAGTAGGGGAAAAAATGGCTACTAAAAAGAAAGATGGAGCGAGAGGGATGGGTAGGCCTAAGGGCTCAATCAATCGCGTTTCACTGGCTCTTAAAGACAGCCTCGAAGAAAAGGGCTTCGACATTGTACAGAAGCTTGTTGATCTTTATAAAAACGGCGACTTTGACGATAAAGACAGAACAAGAATACTCTTTAGACTCATGGAATATACACATCCAAAACTTAAAGAGAGAGAAGTAACCGTCGGCGGTGAGGTGGTTGATACTCCAACGCCTGTACATATAACGCTTGGCGATCTGATTAAGGTCGCAAGAGATGATAACTAAGGCACAGGCCAGGGCGTATCTTTGGACTCACGGTGATCTACAGTACAAACTGTGGGAACAGCAAGAAATCATATATCAAACAATCAGGAAACTTCCACGCAATGTACAGATCGTGGTTGTGCTTTGCTCGAGACAGTTTGGGAAGTCTGTGCTCGGTACGATCCTTGCAACAGAAGACTGTCTTCGCAATCCCGATGTTGTCGTGATGATAATCGGACCCACTATCAAGCAAACGAGGTCTATTGTCAGACCACGAATGAAGCTCATCACAAGAGATGCACCAGAAGGGCTTATCAGGACAGTGAAAAGTGAGGACACTTGGTACTTTTCCAACGGCGCCGAGCTCAAACTTGGTGGGTTCGATACTAACGCCGGCTCAGAGCGTGGAAAAACGCTCTATAAAGTTTACATTGAAGAGATTGTCGACTCAGATCCCGATGGCTACCTTGAGTTTTTGCGCTCTGACTTGGGTCCAGCGCTTACTCACAGCAAGCATAGCCAGATCATCTATTTGACGACACTTCCAAAGATCCCCGATCATCCATTTTGCCTTGAAACTGTGCCAACAGCAGAAGAGAATAACGCTTTCTTCAAATTTACGATCAAGGACAACAAGAAGCTCGATCAAGATCAGTACGACGCTTGCGTGAGGATGTGTGGCGGAGAGCACACAGCAGACTTCAAGCGAGAGTACATGTGTGAGCAGATCAGAGACTCGACAATCATCCTGTGTCCAGAGTTTGACGACAAAATACATGTGATGGATATAGTGCTACCGGAATACTGTTCATTGTGGATAGGAGGAGATGTTGGAGGAATCAGAGATAAGTCCGTATTTTTGCTTATGGCATATGACTTTCCACGAAACAAAATATTGGTACTTGATGAGAGAGCGTACAACCCTGATACCGGCTCAGCTATCATGGTTGCAGGTGCGACAAACATGGAGCAACAGTATCAGATTCCAGGAAAAATCAAACTCATGGCGAGGTATGTGGATTCGGACGGACAGCTTAGGGTGGATTTTATGCAACAACATAGTTATCCGGTTGCGCTTCCGAGGAAGGATGAGCTCGAGGCCACAGTTAATCAGGTGCGTGTGGCCGTCGCCAGAGGAGAGGTCGAGATATCACCAAACTGTAAGCTACTTA